TTGCGGACAAAGTACCATACGTCTTTTCAAGCCCGGCAAGGATGTTGACAGCAGTGGCTGTGCTTGAAAAACCGGCCCAAGCATTTACGTCACTAGTGACATTACTGGCGACGATCGGCTTCTTCAACTCAACCTCATACGTGATCCACAGGTCACCAAGCGCATTCCCGGCGGCTAGTTGGCCAGCGGTGCAAACGTGGGTGACACCTAGGTCGTAAAACAACTGGTTGTCACCAGACGGCAAATCACCACGGCGCACGTATTGTACATTGAATGGGTTCTCCGCAGGGTTGCACTCAATTGGGTGTGCCAATGTTTCAGCAGGCACAGCTTCACCGGACCAGTACTCATTGAGCAGTTCAGCCTTCGTACTAGGCGGCGAGTCGTTAGCCCGATATGACGTCTGCATCATGACAGAGCCAAGCGATGGGCTGGTGCCTGAAATAGCGTTGCCGCTAGTGGGTATGTAGTGAAACACAATCCCCTTAAAGCGGTACTCTTGAAACGAATTGGCAATGGTGGACAACCAAGGGAACGTGTTCTGGTTCCCAGGGTTGAGCTGGAAGCTCTTATGCACGGTAAAACTAGTGCTCGAGGGGATAGTGGCAATGAACTCCCGGTGGCGCACAGTAACAGTCTGGCCGTCCTTGTGCATCATAGGGATGCCAGTGCTCGCTCGCGACACAATGGAATTCGTACCCACCGTATAATCGCCGTAGCCGAGCCACTTCGATATCGCTGCCCCAAGCGAGTTGCCCGCTGCCGATCCGGCGGCAGGCATGCCGGCGTAGGCGCCCAGCGCGCCACCTCCCAAAGTGCCCATTTGTCTCAACAACTTGCCGATAGCGCTGGGCTCGGCAGAACCCGTAGCCCGCGCAGCGGCACGCGCGCGCGGGGTCTTCTTCTTCTTCTTGGCCAGTACTTTCACCGGCATATTGTGTTGTCCTGAATTGTCTGTTCATTACAGGTGCCGCAGAAAGGCGGGGGGACTGTTTTCGACGCGGCCAATGCGCGGACCATCTCCGAGCCCAGCAATCACAAACCGATCGAAGTAATGCTCGAGAGCAATTTGATAATCAGGAGTGATGCCAAAGGCTCGATAAAAAGACGCGCGAGCATTGTCTGTCACAGTACCATCCCGCGGCGCTGCCATACGTTCAAGCACACCCGTGTTGCGGAACAGGTGGTTCTTGAACTTGGTTGTCGCCTGAACGCCATTCCGATAAAACGCGTTGTAGAACGACTGCAGCACCGGGCTGCCCGGCACCGAGGCAACCCCACACTCCCCTACGGCCCCGAGCCACTTACGAAACACCTTTTCGTTGGGTAGGGGTATCAAGCACATCGGGTCTTTCTTAAGACAAGTGCGGACATTGCGGACCATGCACCATCCGGTTGCGAGCTCAACAGGCCTAGCCTGGCAGAACTCAAGCTCCTCGAATGTGTACACGGGCGCCTCCACGGTCATCCTGAATCCCTTGCGCATGAAATAGCCGGGGATCGCGGCCACGACAGCCGCGAGATCAGACTCTTCAAAGATCAACACACAGTCATCCCCATTGTTGGCGAGTTCAGCGTCCACTCCAAGCGACTGACACAGATCGTACAGCAGCGCGCACATGATCAGGCAGTTGCCCAACGACGTGTTCAAATCACCGCTGCTCCTGGTACCAGGCATCATGAAGTGAACGGTACCGTCTGGGCAGTACGCAGTTCCAACATTGTTCCGCTGCCACGACAGCAACCTCTCCAACTCGGCACTATTGAATGTGCCATTGTAGAACCCGTGCTCGTACAACAACGCCCACACACTCACGTGCATGTCGAATTTCGTTGCGTCCAAGCCAAGTCCCACAGGGCGGGCAAAACGGCACCATTTACTCCGCATGACCCGTGCGGCAGCAAAGCTATCAAGCCCCTTGATGACTGTATGACTGGTGTGCGCTCCCCAGCACCTATTGATCGCTTCATAAAAGTGCTTCTCAGCACCTTTGAGGTATTTACCCAACGTGAGGTTAAACCGTGGCGATCGAGGATTGATGATGCGGGGAGCCTTATCCAGCGACTGTTTCTCGAATTTGGTGAAAGGACGCAAGTGTGCGTCCTTGCGGTTGAGGGGGGTGCGGTATAGGCTGCGGAGCGCATTCTCGTAGACCCGTCTCTTGGCACCACGGTACATGTTCACCACTTGACGCAGCGAAACCGTGGTGGCGCGAGCCGAAACATACGAGATGCACTCTGCGCGGAACGCACGAAGCGTCCCAGTGTCCCATTCCCCACGCGTAGTGGGGACCGCAGGGTGGTACTCCTCCCCAACCTTACACAAAAAGTATCGCTCAACCATGGCCCTTTCCACCGCGGACACATTGTTGTTAAAAACACCCAACTCGTGGTTGTCCCCCATGCGCGATACGACATGGTAAATACGTTGCTTGCATGGCTGCCCATTCCTCACCACGACGAGTTCGTGGCGGGAACGCGTAGGCCGACGCCCTCTAGCAGCGGCACGGCGCCAGAACATGTCTGACTCCGGCACACTGTGTTGGGTGTCGGTTCCCAGATGTCGGATTGGGCGTCCCTAATAATCGAACTGCGGCCCCTCATCGCCGCGGTCCAATAGGAAACGCAAAAACCGACTGGCTTTCCTGCTAGCAACACGCCAAGTGGTTGGTCGCTCATGAACGTTCTCTGTGAAGAAAGCACGTTCTATGAGCACCAGATGAGCTGCAGCGTCACGATGTCTGACATTCCAGTCACGCATCATGCGCGCAGCCTCCGCACGGACCAAGGCAACGTTGCCTGGCACACTCCGATCAGCAGCCCCCATTCCGAGCTTGATACGCAGCGCGTCTACAACATGCCCCACAAAGCGTGGCACATGGTGAACCTCCTCCGAGTTGACCAAATGAAGTTGGTCTACAACGGATTCGGTAGCCGTATTATTATGCACCTTGAGCGTTGTCACGCGTTCTTCCGCAACATAACGGTCGAACGCACGCTGACGCTCCCAAAGCGCCACTTCCTCACCAAAGCAAAAGCAGCGCATGACGGCCTGTTTGAAAGTACGGCCGAACTTATCCCAGAACCCCTCGCGCGGCGGCACGACGTTGAAAACGACCGGCGGGTCGACTCCGGGACGGACATTCGGGACAGCCAGCGTCCCGTCTTCCGCGCTACGATCAGCCCCAACGACACGGGGAAACTGACCATAATCGGCGTACCACTGGTTGGTGCGCACGCGCGGGTTTCGCATCTGGGCCATGATGCGCCTGTTTGTCCGAAGTGACAATTTACCCCCCGTAGGTAGGCCGGACCTTCAAACCCCTGTGTCGGCAGGAGAGATGAAAACTAGGAAACAGGAAC